AGCACCTTATAGCTCTCAATCGGTATCACGACCGACTTCCATTTCTCAGGGTTCATAGTACTAATCCTTACTTTCTGGGAAACTATCGGACTTGTCTAGGGTAGTCAAGGTTCCCCAGTTGGGTCCGAGCGATATATCGCTAGGACTGGGCACCTCCAGTTGCAAAGCCTGCTCCATTATGATGCATAACTCCTTCGCCTCGTCGGCACTAGCCACCGAAAACGCCAATTCGTCGTGTATCTGTACGAGAGGGATCTTGTTCTTCTCTTTGTAGACCGCAGCCATGGCGGCCTTGGTTTGGTCCGCGGCACTGGATTGGATAAGGCGGTTCAATGCCTTATATGTGTAGGCTCGTTTGATGTTGTCGCCATATTCGATGTGCGCCTCATCCTTTGGCAGGGCCCGTGCTGACAGGAACAGGTTTGGCTCCCACAAATCAAAGCGGCACTTGCGGCCCAGAAGCGAGCGGACAAAGCCGCCCTTGTCACGGTGCGTAACCTTGCGCTGCACAGCGTCCATTAGTTCCTTCACAAACGGAACGTCTTCATGGTACTGGCGCATGAGCCGTTTAGCTTCTCCCGCGGTTACATCTAGCTGCTCGGCGAGCCTTGTCTGCCCCATGCCGTACATAATCCCGAGATTAATTGTCTTGGCTTGTTTGCGCGGTATCTCGGCGATGTCTGCCACCATTTGGTGAAAGTCTGTTTCCGGGCTATTGCGATAGGCTGTAACGAAATCCTCGGATCCGGTCAGTCCGCGCTTTCCTGTAAGACTGGCAAAATGAACAAGGATGCGCGGTTCCTGCTGGTCAAAATCCATGGAGGCCCACTGCTCACCTTCTTCAGGCAGGAACAGCCCGCGTATCTTGCGGGCCATTTCGGGGTTGCGGGCAGGGATTTGTTGCAGGTTGGGGTTGGACATGGATATGCGGCCCGATACCGTACCGCCGCCGTCGGAGCGTAGCTGGTTGATGTGCCCGTGGATGCGGTCCTTCTCTGCATAACGGAAGATGCTGGACAGGAAGGTATTGCCCATCTTGTCGTATTCCCGCGCTTCGGCAATCTTCTGGGCGATGGGGTGCTCGTGCTGTGCGAGAAAGTTCTTGGTGAAGCTGGGCAGGCCCGTCTTGGTTCGGCCATATGGTATGTCCAGATGGTCAAAGACTTTGGCAATGCTGGCAGCGGCCCAGAGTTCAAACTCCAGCCCTGTCTCCTTCTTAACATCAGACTTTATGCCCTTAACGATTTTGAGGAGGTCTTGCTTCAGGCGCTCGGCGGAATCAAGGTCAACCCGCACACCCTTCCACGTCATCTCTATGCAGAGCGGAAGGATGGAGGTTTCCATTTCAAAGATAGGCCACAGGTCCTCTTTGGTCAGTTCCAACTTAAATACCTGCCACAAATCGAGCGTGAGCTGTGCATCTGCCTCGGCGTACTCTCCGACAAAGCAAGCCGGTAGCTTGTAGAGTTCCCCCTTGGGGTCCACGCCAAATTCTTGTGCGGCCTCCCGGAGCGCGGCCTCCGACTTCATCAAACCCATGTAATCGTAGCTGACGGCGTTAAGCGAATAGCTGAACCGGTTTTCGTTCAGCAGGGGTGCGGCCAACATCGCGTCGATCATCTTGCCCTTGAGGTCGATCCCAAGGCGCTTGAGCCAACCCACGTCATAGGCTGCGTTGAAGAAGATCTTGTCCGACGGGTGGTCGGCTATCTCCTTCTGGAACCAGCGCATGACGATGCCCCGGTCCAGATTTCCCCCACCTTCGTGGGCAATGGGCAGGTAGGCGTTAAACCCTTCGTATGCGACGGCAAACCCGACGACATCTCCGTGGCCTGTAGCCCACCCTGGACCATGGGACTTGAGCCGCGGGTCTTTAGTCTCCAGATCTATGGCAATTTCAGTTATGCCATCGGGCGTCTTGGGCAGTTGCTCTATTGGCACCCATTCAGTCTTCACGCCCCACTTAGGCTTCTTGAGATTCTTTTTCATCGTCGTTCTTCCATAGCATGGGACCTAGCGGCGGGGGTTTCCCTATCGCTTTCATAGTCTTCGAACAAGCCACAACTGAACAGCTCTCCCTGTCCGCTGTCCCGCGAGGCACATTCATATGCCGCCGCGGCATACCCCGCCCCGTCAACATAATCATCGACGTTAATCTTCCCTGACTTTCTCCGGGCAATCTTTAGGAGTTCCATCATGTTTGCCACATCCGAGGCGTCCAGCGGGTCGGCCTTGTCGTTGAGGTAACCGTTCCATAGATGTGCTATGTTGGTGTGGTTCTCCCACACTGGGCCATGTTCCGTGGCTCGGTCTCCCGTGATGAGGGACAGGGCTCTCCGTAGAACGTCTGCTGCTTTTGTCATCTTCTGTTCTCCTTAAAAAACGTGTCCAAGTCCTGCAAGCAGGCTTCCGATAAAGATCAACGCGAAATATTCCCAACCCATTCTACTCTCCCAGTTTTCTTTGGCGCACAATCGCTTCCAAAGTTTCTTCAACATACTCATATGGCCCACCCTCGTTGTGAGTCTTCCGGCATCTTTAGAACAAGGTTTTCCTTGGCCCGGGTCACCCCAACGTACAATACACGGTGAGCGTCGTCGGGGTTTCTCTCCATCTCCTTTAGAGCCATTCCCGAAAGGTCTGTGAACAGCAGGACGTTGTCTGCCTCGCCGCCTTTTGCGCCGTGGATCGTGGACAGCTTTATCTTAGGCTTCTCGAAAATGTTGATGCCTCTGTTGAGCAGCGCCGAAGCGTATGCCCGGTCTTCGTCTGCGATGCGGTCTAGGGCCACGTCCCATGTGTCGTCGGGTGTCTCCAGGCCAAAGTGCTGGCGCAGGACGGCCTTTGTAAACAGGTCGTTCTGGTCGGCCCCGGAAATCATCTTCTTAGCGCCGCGCTTTAGACGGCCTGCTCCGCTCGACATATGGTCGTATAGGTTGATGGCTTCCTTTACCGATATCTCATGTCCGGGGCTTTCTTGTAGGTGGTTCCAAGAACTGATGGCGTTCCGGACAGACTTTTTGAGGGAGGGCGATCCTTTGCGCTCGAAGTATTGCCCGCTGGAAGTCAGGCGGGCGGCAAGGTCATCCAGCATGTAGTTAGCCTGCGCTAGGACGAGCCACTCGTCGTTTCCGAACGTGACGGTGTTGGCGTCATAAGTGCGCTCCACGCTGCCTTCCTCCTGCCTCGGGGACCAGACCTTTTTCTGTCTGTTCTGTATCCTCCTTACTACAGAATCCGCTATCTTGTGAACGCTGCGGGGAACCCTGTAGGATTGCGACAAGACCTCCGAGCCTCCCGGCAACCCGACGAAGTGGTTTATGTCGGCCCCCGCCCAACGATAGATCCCTTGGTCGTCGTCTCCTGCTACGAACATCCGGTCGCTGCGGTCGCTCAAATGGTGGGCGACTTTCCATTGGAGGGGGGTTAGGTCCTGAGCTTCGTCAAGAAAAACCACTTTGAGAAAGGGTATGTTCCCGGGCCTGTCGGATAGCTCCACCATCATGTCAGTGAAGTCTTTGAGGCCATGGGACACTTTAAACCGGTCGTACTCTTTGTATAGATGGTCAAACTCATAGTACGGGATCGACAGTTCGACAGCATTGTAGGCGTACTGAGGACCCAGCAGGGAGTTACGGGCTAGGTCAATTGCTCGCATAATGGGGCTGTTGCTCTTCATCAGAACAAAGCCGTCGTCGGCTATATGCTCGGCACCTTTTGAGGACAGGTCCACCCCCGTCTCCTTGCCGAAAGTTTTCAGTCCTTTGTCCCCAAGCACGTCTGCCCCAACCATCCCAAGGGCTTTGAAGGCAAGACTATGCAACGTCCGGAAGTACTGGAAATCCTTCTCTGGATCCAAACCAAACCTTGCAACCGCGCGGTCCCGTGCTTCGTGGGCCGCTTTCCGTGTAAAAGCAAAGTATCCGATTTCATTAGGTGACATCCCCCCTGCAAGAAGTTCGTCCACCTGATTCAGCAGCGTGGTCGTCTTTCCTGTCCCCGGTGGGCCAAAGTACCTAAACATCGAGGTATTTCCGGCACAATCTCTCCAAAGCAGCGTTTTCGTTCAATGACGAAAGTAAAAGCTCTTTTTTCATCTTTTCCGTGACTTTCTTTAAAAGTCCTTCTCTTAAAATTAAGAAATGTGGTGCTTCAGGGTCTCCAGTATTTAACAGCGCGGAAAGTTCGTCGTCGGTTGCAGATAAGGCGTGCATGAGTTCTACCCAGTTTTTCTTTACCCATGTCCCCTTCCGAACTCCGCGTTCAAATCTGCTAAGGTTATTCATAATAACCTTTAACTTATTTTCGTATTCTTCTGGGTCCGAAAACGCTAAATCCTTAAAGTCCCCCTCAAGAAGGCGTATACAAACTTCGCGCAGGGTCATTTGTTTTTGCCTACGGATTTGTCGAAAGGATTTACCAAAGTTTTCTACGCTGTAGCCGATAGTTTCTAAATTTAGTTGTTGGCTCATGTCACTTGTTCCCTTTTGTTCGTTGTTTGGTTAAAAAAACATCTATTTCATATCCAAGTGCCTCCAAGATCAGCTCCACCTTGTATATGGAGAGCTGCCTGGAAGCGCCTATGTTCTCGTATTCAGCTATGGTGCGCTGTGCCATGTCTGCCTTTATGGCTAGGTTCTTCTGCGTTAGTCCGGCCTCCACCCTCAACTCCTTTAGAAGCAGGCTCCAATTAGTTTGTTCGCAGGTCAAAACGGAACGTCCTCCTCCTCGTCAAAGCGTGATTCAAATCCCTCGTCGATCTTGGCGTATGATGGGATGGACCAGCATCGGACCGGCTGCCCCTTAATCCTGAACTGTATGGCCTTGCCGTCTATGTCCCGAAGTCGTTGCGCGATCCGATTTGATTTGTATTCAAAGAACTTGTTGCGCTTGAGGAAGGCTTCGAAGTCCTTGAGCCGGAAGTATGTCCTTCCCTCTTCCTCGTCGGTCCATGGGCGGCGGAGAAGTATTTCTTCTCGGTCCATGGCTGATTGCATGTGCGTGGAGAACTCTTCCAGCATGTCGTAGAACTGTCCGCTAAGGCTGGTGTCGGCGGACGTTGATATTACCGCGCCCTCTGTGTCCACCATCTGCCCGAGAAGGCCGTGCATCTGCGCTTCCCAAGCCTGCCTTGTAATCGTGCGGGGCATGAAGTTTATTTGCTCCATACACAGGATCTGGAACCGGTGCTGGTTCTGGAGCCCCTCTGTGTCCAACTCTACGGGGCTGCCGTTTACATCAAGAAACCACAGCGGTGGTTCGCTGTCGTATTTACGTAAATTGGCGACAGTGGGAGTGTTTGCCCCGCCTCCTACCCCGTGCTTACGGCTCCTGCACAAATCCTTATTGCAGAAATTGCAGATGGGTTGGTCGGCGCATTTGTATTGATATTCTTTCTTTTTTATTTGGTCCGCGACAACGTTGACCTCTTTAAGGGCTAGCGGCGGGTCCATGATCGTCTGGTTGTAGTCCAGAATTTTAGATTCCCAATCGTCGGGGTAAGCCTTCCGGAGATAGACGCCTAAATTAAACAGACCGTTGTTTCGTGTGCCCTCTGGGAAACCCTGTCGTAGCAGGGCCTGCAAACACGGCGGCCCGTCCTTCAGCTTGTCGTCCACCACCGGCTCTGATTTAGCCAACATCCCCTCTAGCTGGTCTTCAGTTATGGCAGAGGCTTCGGCTTGGTCCAGAAACTCTATGAGGGTTGCGGCGCTTCCATCCTTGTTGAAGGCGTACCGTAGGCCGCCCTCGTGATCGAAGTATGGCAGGTTAAGGAAGTTTCCATTGTCCCCGCGTTCCAGAACGAGCTTGATCTGTTTTGGGAATATCTCACAGCCCCCGTAGCCTATCTCGGCGGCAATCTCTTTCAGCTTGAGCTGGACCTTCTCGGCTTCCACAAATTCCTTAAAGAACAGGTATAGGTGTGCGCCACCGGACTTACTGCGGCAAACCACCAGAGGTATCTCCAGCACAGCCAGCTTTCTCAGTATATCTGCGTGGTCCAGTGGGTACTGGTCAATGTCGATAGCGCCCCACCGACAGGCGTTGTCTTCATTAATAGGCACGACGCCTATGCTAACGGCACCTCTTAGATGGGCCGCGTAAGTAGCACTGGTCCGTGGTTCGTGGACAAATTTATAGACGCCCTTCTGTTTTCCCCGTGCGTCTTTGGTGGTCAACTCCAATGCCCCGTAAGCCCTGTTAAGGCCCTGGAACAAGCGCGAAAATCTATCTAATTCTTTTTCCATTCTGAGGTATGGGGGAAGGCGAACCTCCCCCCATGTTTCCTAGAAAGGCATGTCGTCGTCAGAGGAAGGTTTGTCTTCTTCCCTGACATGCTTCACGTTCACCTGTCCCGCGAGAATGGACTCAGCGAACAGCTTGGCCTCTGCATAGATGCTGGGCGATTCCACTGCCCGATCCTTTGAGATCTGCCATCCGTGCCATGAACCGTTTTTGTTCTCTTCGGATACGGTCTCAAGCTTCCAAACATGACTGAAGCGGGGCGGTGTAAACAAATTGCCGCCCGAGTCCTTCATCTTCAGTGCCCGCATTGCGGAGTTCCACTGCTTCGATTTCTTGAACTGCGTTGACTTCATAGGCAGGAGTGCCTGTTGGGTCATGCCGTCATTGTCTACGATGAGGATGTAATGCTGGGCGGTGCGCTCTAGGTATCGACCGCTGCCCCCTTTCACGTAGTCTTTGTTGTCGTCACCGCGTTCGGTTTCAGGAATCTCGTCTCCTGCGCCATAGATACGGTGTGGAGCGCCCGTCCCGGTGCCCCGGGGTTCCCATTCAATGTACTGAAGGGTATAGGCGCAGTTGATGACG